CCTTCCGTCTTCTCGGTGCGGAGCTCGCTCTCCAGCGTGGCAACGCGCTCTCGGATGGTCTTGGATTCGGACAGCGCGGCGTCGAAGGCCGCTTTCTCTTCGGGGGTCATGGCCATGGGGGCTTCCTTTCCGCTGATCGCGGCTTTTCCGGCCGCGATACGGCCGAGATGTTGACGTTCCCAAGCGATCGCTTTCGCAACCGCGTCGGGGTTGGATGGAATGGGGACGGCGCTGATCTCGAGCAGCTCGTTCGAAGAGAGCCGATAGATCGTCCCTCCGCCGGGAGTGAGCTCCTCGGTTACCTTGCCGGGATAGAACCCAACCGAGACGGCGCGGATATGTTCCTCGACGAATCCGAGGAACACGCGCTCGGACATCTCGTTGTATTCCTTCGAGCCAAACTTCAGGAGTGCGACGAGCTGCCCACCTTCCACCCTGGTGTTCTTCGAGTGCCCAATCGGCAGGAAGTCCTCGGGGTCGCACGCTCCGCCGAATGACCATCCGCTCGACTCGAAGTTGTTGTGGTGCCAGAGCACCACAGGGTTTTTCAGGTAGCGATCGAGGATCCAGTCCTGCTCGACGATGTCGCCGTGTGAGTCGATGGTCGTCGTCGAGGCGACTACTTCAACCGAGCGGGTTGCGACGTCGACACCTCGCGTAGTGACACCGAACGATCGGCGTACGATACCGTCCCACTGCCTCTCCGGCTGTGCTGCTTCTGTTCCCATCGCTTGCGTGCCTCAGCGTCCTTCACGCTGCCCTTCGTAGGCGCGGAAGGCGCTACTCCGCCTTTGGTTGAGCTCATGGAGAGAGCCCCTTCTGCAGACCGACGCGGCGCGGGTTAGGCGCCGGAGTCTGCGGCTTGCTTCTTCAGACTGATCGCGCGGTCGTAGACCGCTTGAAAGTCGTCGACCTGCATCGCGAACATCTGCCCGAGTTCAGGCGACATGAGGTCCTGCGTTTCGTACTCGAGGTAGAGCTTCGCCGCCGACTCGACGTCGTAACGGCTCGGCTCACCGAGGGAAAAACGGTTCAGGCCCATCAGAAGTCCTTCGCGACTTTATCCCGAATCTTCTTGCGCTGCTCGTCGGTAACATCCAGGGACCCGAAGAACGCCTCGATCGCCTCGGATTCGCTGGTGAAATTCGCGAATCGGGAAAGGACGCCCTTAGCGTGGGCGTTCGCGATGAGCTTCATGGCCCCGGCGCGGTCGACGCCGGCGAGCTGCGCGATGGTCCCCGCAATTGAGTCGACCTCGCGGTGGTACGCGCCGAATTTGGTTGGGTGACCGTCAAAGTTTGAGAGCGGCGAGAGTCTCGCCGTAATCGTACGAGCGCAAACCTCGGTGCCTACCTCTTCGAGCGTCGCGGCGAGTCCGCGGTAGCTTTGCGGCGACGTCGCCGAGTGTCCGTGGAGTTCCTCGTGGAGGAGGATCCGGATACCATCGAACTTCTCGAACGTGCTCTCCGTGCCGATGGCGCCTCGCTTTACGAGTGCCGCGCCAGCCCTCGCCGCCTTGATCGTACCCTCTCGCGCGACGACTTCTCCGGAGTTCAGGCGATAGTACGCATCGGCTATGAAGAGTACCGGGTCACGCTTCCCGATGGTCAGTCGTTGCGAGAAGGGCCCGGGATTGCGGGGAAGCACAGCAGGGAAGACCTCCTTCACCTGCTCGCGAAGCATCGCACGAGCCTTCGCGCCGCCGTCCGTCAGCTCGAGCGCGCTGCGGAATTCGTCGGCCCTATTGCGAAGGACGGGCGTCTGGTCGAGGCGCTTGCTTGGCAGCGCCTCGAGTTCGGCCGCCTTTTTCTTGAACGCCTCGAACAGCTGCGGCGCGTACTTGGTCGGGTCCGGTTTCCACGCCGGGGTCACGTCGGCAGGGACGCCGAACCCCGCCTGAGCGTCCTTGTTCGGCGGAACCGGCGTGACTCCCTGTCGCTCCGCCTCCGACGGGCGCAAGTTGCGGATCGAGGAGCGGCAGCGGTGATGCAGGGGAGGGGTGTGAGTCGTCCACCACGGGTCGTCGTACCGGAGGATCGTCTCGTTGCATTCCTGGCAGATCTCGCTCTGCCGTTGGTCGGCAATGCCGTCGAACTTCCAGAACGGCCGAAACTTCACGATGCTCGGGTCGAGCATCTGTGCGCGGCGCCCTGCGTTGTAGGCGCCCATCGTTGCGTTGCGGAAGATGGTCTCGAGCCGAGGCGAATTCTTGCGGCCCCACGCCGCCGTTAGCGCTGCCTCGATCTCCTTTTTCCACTCCGCGAGCGTCGTGCCTTTCTTGATGGCCTCGAGCAGCGAGGTGTGGACGTCTTGCACGACGTCGAGCTGCGCGACGCCGGCGAGCGTGAACCCACGGGCGTGTGTGAAGTCGTTGATGCGGTCCGCGTCCGCTCGCGTGATGGGAATGCGCTTTCGAAACGCCTCGACGGCCTGGTCGTATTGCTCAACCTCGGCTGTGACCGACCATCCCATCAGGATCCTTCGAGTTCGGGCGTGTCCTGCCGTACCGCGGCCATGCCGGCGAGATTGCCGAGCACGAGCGCGGCTTCGGTCATCTCCTTGAGCTCGACGGGCGCCAGCATGCGGCCGTACCGCTGCTCGACGCTTCGGAGCGCCTCCTCGTAGCTCTCGGCCTTCTCAATCTCGACGAGGAGAGCCGCAACGGTCGGCGCAATCGCCTTCGCACCCGCGACCGTTCCAGAGGCGGTTAGGCCATCCGAGTACTCGAGGCCGCTGCGCGCTCCCGCGTTCGTAGGATCCTCCCCCGCGTTTTTCGCCCGCTTCGCTGGCGGCGTGTCGTCCTCTTCGTCTTCAACCTCGACCGGGATGTCGAGTTCGTCATCCGGGTTGTCGCCCTTGCCGAGTTGCTTCGGGTTCTGGACCTGGACCGCGGGTTCGATGACTTCTTCGCCCTCGATCGGCTCGGGCATCCCGAACTCTTCGCGTGCCCACTTGGCCGGGATTCGCACGCCCATGTCGTGCAGATTCTTGAGCGCCTCGCTGAACGTGAGCTGGTCGTTGTCTTCCTCGGTCAGGAACCAGGGGACGGGACAGCGAGCCTTCGGGCCGATGTTGAACGCGACAACGTGCTTGAAAAGGCACTCTCGGAGCGCGGCCGCCGTTGCGCGTGCGTCCGACTCGCGAATGTCGAATCGAATCTGGTCACGGGTCTTCGTGTCCGACTGGGTGCCGTGCTCACCTGACTCGATGCTCGTCGTCTGCCCAAGGATCGCCTTGGACATCTCGCGCCCTACGTATTCGCAGAGCTCGCGATGCATCGACGTCTTGCCGGCAGTCGCGGTCTTCGGCCATTCGACGCGAATGTCGGTGCCGACAGGCGCGACGCCGAGACCCATCTCGCCGAGGCGCTCGAGCAGTGTTTGAAGCTTGTCGATCTCCGTCTGATTCGTGCCCTGCGGGTACAGCGCGATCCGGTACGGCTTCCATCCCACTTCAGCGAGAGAGATCCAGTCGCGAAAGGGCCAGTTGCGGAAGAGCGCAGCCCACACCAGCAGCCGCTCGAGGCCTTCCCGCACAGGCACGTCGCCGACGATGCGGCGCTGCACCTGCACGATGCGGCCCGGGTTCTCGGAGAGCAGGTCCACGCCGACCATGTCTCCGACGAAGCGTCGGTAGCGAAGCGCGCCCTCTTCGAGCGTGAAGATGAAGTCGCGAGGATGGATCGGCTTGGCCTCGAACGGCAGCAGATAGCCGTCCTCAGTCTTCCGCCAAGGGACCTCGGCCGTCGCATGGCCCGGCAGGTATGCCCCCGTGAGGTGCTCGACCAGGTCCGGCCAATTGCGGAAGTCCGCCACGACTCGGCGGCAAAGCTCGACCGCCTCTTCCTCGTCGGGCGTCGCGTCCTCGGGAGCGATGAACGCAAGGTCCACGAGCGACACTGCGCGGTCGCGCGTGCCCAAGCACGACTGCAGATGCCCGTCGCGCTGGCGCGACTCGTTCATCAGGTCGTGGAGCAGCGCTGGCTGCCCGCCGTCTGCCGTCCGGATGATGTTCGAGACGCCGACAGGCGTGAGCCCGCCGCCGATCCGCTGGAACTGCTCCCACAGCGGCTTCGCGTTGACGATGGGCGTGCTCGTCGTGAGCTTCGTCGGCGCCAACAGGCGTTTGAACCAATCTGCGATTCCCATCAGCCGAACCCACGGCCCTCGTAGCCGCTCCATCGCGAGCCGCCGCCCCCCGCGGGAGGATCGGGAAGCTGCAGACCACCAGTGTCCAGAACGTCGAACGACGCCGATAGAGCGTCGACCTGGTCGTCCTCACCGTCTTCGACGCCGGTGAAGTTCGTGACCTCGTCACGGAAGTCCGCCACCCATTCGGGCTCTGGCGTTTGGTCGTCGTCGTCCTCGATGCCGAAATACTTTCGACTCGGGATTCTCACGCGCCCGTCGTTCCACGCTTCGGCGACCGGCTGTGCGCGTGCGAACTTGTCGGCGGATACCGAAAGCGTTTCGAGCCCCGGCACCTTCAGCTGAATGAAGTCCGCGCTGCCGAGCTCGGGGCCGTACGCATACCAGCGCATCGGACCGTTTCGGTGACGCACTCGCGTCTGGAGGATAAGCGTGAACTCGGGCGCCTTGACCTGTTTCCGATCGACCTGTTTGACGTAGTAGATCGGCTTCGGCCGGTGCTCCGTCGCCGTGCTTGGTGGGTCCAATCGCCAAAGCTCGAGGCACACAGACCAGTCGGCTTGCGTCTTCTTCGAGTAGGCGAGGTCGACGCCGTACCCGACTCGATAGCCATCCTTAGGCAACTCATCGTAGTACGTCGCGTCGCCAAAGACGTTGCCGCCACGAGGCCTCGGCTCACCCTGATAGAGTGAGACGAAGCTGAAGATGTTGGTCTTCTGCTTCTCGAGCAGCGACGCGCGCGTCTTTCGTTCCTCGCACAGCGCCTCGCCGAGCTTGCGGTGCAGCGGGTCGTCGATGACGTACCCCTCAGCATCCGTCGTTCCGTCGGCGAGAGCCTTGATGTTCAGGTACTGGTATCCGCGCTCGATGAGCTGTCCCGAGAGGTCCTCGGGGTGCCACCGCGTGGCCATGACGATGATGCTCGCGCTGGGATGGCATCGGGGTTCCGCGACGTCGTCGAACCACTCGATGCAATCCTCGCGGACCGTGGCGCTGTCCGCTTCGCGACGATCCTTCAGGATGTCGTCGATGACGAGCAGCTTGTCGATGGGCTCGCCGGTGAGCCCGCCGTTTCGAGAAGCCCAAACGAGCGAGCCGCCGTTCTGGTCGTCGAACCAGCCGTCCTGTCGAAAGTGCATCGACAGGCCATCGCGCTGAGCAATGACCCTCGTCTGGCGTTCGACGCGGCCAACGCGCTGAGAATTGTACGTCGCGTAGGCGCTGCGGGAGCCAGGGTACTTTCGGAATACCTGGACGAGCCCATGCGTCGTCGTGACGGTCTTCCCGTGCTGAGGGGGCGCGGCCACGACGGCCCGGATGGGGCGCCGCGCGGCCTCCTCGAGCAGGTGCACGTAGGCGAGGAGCCAGACCGGCGCCTGCCACCGTGGGCTGACGCGCGGGATGAAGTCGATGAGCGGCTCAGTGTACTCGTGCGGCGTCTCCGCCCGGATCCTCTGGAGTACCGCCCTCGACTTCTCGGCGAGAGATTTCCTCACAGAAAGCTGCGAGGACGAAGCGGCAATCTTTTTCCGTAAGTACCCGGGCGTGGACATCGGGACGAGCGCAGACGGATTCGAGCGCGCCCAGGAACTCGTCCTCGAGCGTCTCGATGTGGTGCTTGACCTGCTGAGCCCACTGCTTCGGGCGCCGGCGAGAGAGCCACTCGAGGGCGGCCTTTGAGCGTCCGAACCCGACGCCTGGAGCATCGCCTCGGACCGAGCGTCGACGGAACTCGGACTCGGCCAGGTCAGACGCGCGCGTGATTGCGGTCCGGAAAGCGGCGAAGGGCTCGACGCCCCGTTCCCCTTGCGCGAGCCAGTCGTAGAACGTCGACCGGCTCACACCCTCAATCCCCGCTGCGACCTCGGGTCGGTCCCCGTCTGCAATCGCCTTGCAGATTCGACGCTCCAGGTCCGGAGTGAGCTTCGACGGCCTACCCGTCCGTCGTGGGACCTTGCTCCGTCCCTTTCGCTTCGTCGGCTTCTTTTCGTCCGCCATCGCCAATCCTGCACACGACCCGAACCGTCTTGCTCGGACACCTCGGACAGCCCTGGCCCGTCTCGACGAGGTATCCGACGCCCGACTCACCGGTGACCTTGGTCCTCGGCTTGCCGGCCCCGGCCGTCCGCTCTTCCCAGTCCTCGAGCTCGTGACCGCATGCCGCGCAGCGACCGACGACCGAGATCTCGAGACCGAACTCCACGC